GCTTTCTTTGCCTCTCCATGATTATCCCTAATTTCGTCGGTTAACGCCTTTAAAGTTTTCCGGCCTTTTTCTGCTTCTCCCGAGAACTGAGCAAGAACTAAAGCACCAGCTAGCTGCCTCTTTCTAAAGATTTTTACCGCGTCACCCGCACCAAATCCCGCCTCCTCAAGTCTAGTGAATACATCGTTTAAAGTAACGGTCTCACCGGTAAGCTCATTAAAACCGGGCCTAAGCTCCTCTACTGATAGCCCTAAGCCTTCAATAGTATCACGAGCCTTCTTAGTAGGATCTAAGAGAGTAGCTATGATACCTCTTAATTGAGTACCTGCTCTAGAGCCCTTAATACCTGCATTAGCTAAGAGACCGGCAGCAGCCGCTAATTCTTCAAACTCAAGTCCTACCGTTCCCGCGACCGAGCCCGCGTATTGCAGGGTTACACCTAACTGCTGAACAGTGGTATTAGTGCTATTCGCGGTGTAAACGAAAGTTCCGGCGATATTCTCGGATTCAGAAACAGCAAGCCCAAACTGTTTAATCACATTAACAGTAAAATCTGCCGCTGTACCTACATCAACAAAACCAGCCGAAGCTAAATCTAAGGTTCCAGGGAGGGCCCCAATACTCTGATCCGCAGTTAAGCCTGCACGAGCCAAGAAAGCCATGCCATTTGCGGCTTCAGTCGCAGTAAATCTTGTAGTAGCACCTAAATTGCGGACTGTATCCGTGAGTCTCGCAAAAGAGCTTGTAGATGCCTTTGTGATGGCCCTAATCTCGGCCATCTTATCGCCAAACTGAATCATATTCCCTACAACGGCTCGAACAGCACGTTGCAAGAGATAGACACTCCCAACTTGGCCCGCAAAGGAGGTTTTAAAGCGACCACCAAGCGTTTTTGTCTGCTTATTTAGGCTATCTATAGCTGCGGCATTGGTACTTATACCGCTAGCCATCTGCTTTAGACCAGCCATAAATTTGGCTTGGTCTATTTCAACTTTCCATACGGTTCTTTGATCGGCCATGACTGTGTTCTAAGAATACTTGGTCTAGGGCAATAACAACAGAACAGTAATCGGCACGAGACATACAGTCCTCGACGCCGTTTAGATTTAGCCAACTCTCTAGTTCAGTTAGAGCGATGGCGTTTGGCGTACTATGGCCCATAGTACGCCTATTTGATAGCTCAAGAAAACAACGATAAAAAGGTTCAAGGGCTGGAGTCAAATCAGGGCGGTTATCCCACCCCTCCGTCTCCAGCCCTTGTTTTTTTCTTTCCTTAGCTATCCGCTTAAGATGCTTTAGTTGGTCTCCCCACTGGAGGTTCCAGTTGAGGAGCTTTCGGAGTTTCCCGCTGCGTTTTCCCGGTAAAGAAGAGAGGATTGCGCTTCAGAAAGTACGAATTGATAAAGATCCTGATAAGCGGGGTCAGTTAAAATCTTCTCCCCCACGTCCTCAGAAAATTCCATTTCCTTGCCGTCGTCATCCTCAACACCCTCCCAATCGCGGAGGATGGTACGACCGACAGCTACTTTCAAGAGATTGCCAAAGGATTCAGTATCTTCCTGAACCTCTGGGTTATCCCTGAGCAGCTTCATAAAGTAGGCTTGGTATCGGCTGTTATTGTGTCTAGCAATACGCAGCCGGATACCAAGCTCATAATCTACCCAACGCCCCTCTTCGGAGAGTTCGGGATCAACACGCAACGCAGATAACTTTGCCATCTTATCATTCCCTAAAAAGTAGTTTACGCAGTTACCCTACGAATGGTAATCGTAGCATCTTCAGTCGCATCACGGAAAGCGGTGAAACTAAGTTCCGCAATAACATCCGTGTTGATACCACCTGCAAGACGCTGACCATCCGTAAACTTTACTTCGGGCAGACAGAATGTATACCCATTACCATCACTATCTCTAACCGCAAAGCAGAGACTTGTGGTAGTCCAGTCCAGGTACTTATCAATCTGATCGTCACTAGCAAGATACATCTGCAAGGTGCCAGTAACATCAATAGTACCTGAGCCCGGTTCCGCTGAACCTAATCGACCGATTTCAGAGCGAGCCCTAGTGTTATTACTAACACTAAGCGAAATCTGAGTAACACCTGTAATAGAAGCCTGGGCTTCCGAAACTACAGGAACATTGTCTACAGCATTAGTAACCGGGTAGGACGTACCCTCTGTACCTGAACCCAAAACATCCTCACTTGAAGCCGTGGAGCCCATGAAACCGAAGCTACCAGTAAGAATAGACCCAGGTTCAATCGTTAGATTCATGGTATCAACAACCATGTTCTTAAAATAATCGTAAAGAATAGGGCTGATACCGTTGTAATCCTTCTGAAGCTCAAAGAACGCTTCAGTAGTCCCGTTCTTGATAAGCTCACCCTTAACGACAGTTACCCCAGTATCAGCAGGGGCGGTGGTTATTGTCTGCTCTTTTACCGTTACGCGTGTGTCATCGACATTCGTCAAGACAGTAAAAACCCCGTTGTTATTGGTGGCGGCGGCTCCGCTTACCTTAATCAAATCCCCCACTTTGGGTAGATTATCCCAAGCGCCACCATCCTTGTCTATGATGTTGGGTGCAACAAATGATATGGCTTCTGCGGTAGCCATCGCAGTATCGGAGCTAGACCAAGGTGCAGACTGCAAGGCAGCCTCAAAAAACTCATCGTACTCATTGTACGAAAGTTCGAGGTTAACATCACCTTCCGCACGCACATCAGTACGAATCAAATCGCTACGCTGGCGATCAGAACGAATCTCATCGCTGGAAGCACTATCAGTGGTTTGCTTTAAAGATTCTGAAGTATACCGAAGATCATAAGTAGTTCCGACACCAACATTATCGAAACTCGCCATCTTTCGGTACAATAATCCAACTCTATTTGCATCAGCAGGCATCAAACTACCTCATCGTAGTAAAAGGGACAAATTACGTTCATTTGCCACCACTGGTCAACCCTGCCAAGCTGGTTCAACCAAGGTGAGGGGTAAATAACACCAGCATCCGTAACTGCCCGAAACGATGCCGCCACAACATCAGCTAACTCTTTCGCATCTTTAGTTCCAGATTCCACTGGAGCAAAGATTTGAGCTACTGCAATACCTGGTTGACGGAATCTTCCCGAATTTCCGCCAATCTCTACCTGTAGGCTTTCGGCCTGCGAGATAGTAAAATTAACCCACAAAGTGTCATCCGGTGGTGACGCAGGGAAGTTATCATAGAAGGTTGTAACACTCTGGGTATCAGCTACCTCAGTCTTAAACCTACTATTGATCGCGTTATGTTTTGTTTCCCAGCCCATGATATTAAGCTAAAGTTGCGCCACCGTAATACTTAGCATCTAAGTAAACTTTAGTCCTCGCAGACATAAACCCTAAAGATGCGTCTTTAGAACGACCGTCTTCCAAATACCCTATATAAGGCGTATTATTAGTAATATAAAAATCCTTAGTCCAAAGATTCTTATATCGCCAGTTTGGTTGTTTAATAAGGGCTGTACCTGTTGATCGCGCCGTTTCCCCGCTTGAATCCTTTAGGTCTGCGTCATATTTGCTAGACGGCTCGCCAATACTTGCTACCCAGTTTCCCTTAGCGCGGCCCGTATCAACAGGAGTATACTGGATTAATTGTTCCAAAGCATCTATAGCTATAGCACGCCGAAGATTACCAATCTTTTTTGCGGCGATTCCGTCTAGGAACTTATCGGCTTCTCTACCAAAATTTGAGCGTGTCAGCGGGATTGCCATATTAAGCCCTATAAACTCTTCCAGCCGAGAGTAAGAATTGAGCAACGATCTTTTCAGCCTGCGTAAATCTCTTCGCAGTCATTGAAGAGCCTTGATAACTCTTGGTTTGCGAAACAGGTCCAGCAGACTGACTTAAGTGAGTCAGGTTCCGAGCATCTGCCGCTACGTTTGTAAACAACTCTGCTTGCGAAGCCTCATAACCCATAATTGCAGTTACATCTTGAATCTGTGCAGGCACCGCAGTTGCAGCTATTACATAGCCATCATAATCAACAACATCGTATCGAGGCCACGATAAGGACATGCTGTTGTTGATTCGATAACCCAACCAGCGAACCTTAAACGAAGCCTCGATCCAATCTGTTGCTTTAATTAACGCTACCTCCTTATTTGCTGTGGATAATGCCGCCCAAGTCGCATTGCTACGATTAGATTGGTAAGTATCAGCATCAGCTACAGAAAGATAAGAGTTAGCGTTACTTTTTCCGGTACCGTCTTCAACAACAAAAGCCATAGTAAGAGTCCCCCCTGTGAGGAGATAAGATGGAAGTGTTATCTGCGCTACATTTTAGGGAATGGAGTCACACCCCCGCAGGGAGGACAAACTTAATCTACAGGATTACTGCTCCATCCTGCAAGCCATCAGAGGATTGAGAGTCTTAACGCCATAAAGAACGTCAAGAGCAACATTAACCTCTGAGTTATCGCCATCGTAATACAGGCGAGAACGGATAGCCAATCCAGTACGAGGATCGCGCACCGAAACAACACGAGCGCCAAGCTCGTTAGCCATGTCAGGAAGCTCGACCATTACCAACGCAAAGGCATCGCGGTGGAAAGCCATGCTTTCTGTCGTGGTAGCAGACGCGGTGGAAAGCGTTACCACATCCTCATCAGCATGGGCAACCTGAGCAGGCGGGGAAATACTCACCGTAACAGCGTTACCTGATGCGGTAGCCTGAGCCGTCACGGCATAGTTATAAACAACGCCATCGGTAGTAACCGAGAAAGTGTCACCTGCTTCAGCGGTGCCCGTTAAACTGCCAGCAACACCCGGATTAATGAGCATAGAAGTCGCTAGCTTATCGACCGCGGCACCCAGCGCAGCGTTTCCATCACTATCGGCTAAAGTACCTGTAGTATGGGACGGAACATTCTGGTTAGAGAAAATCTCGTATCCATACCTACGACCAAGATAACCGTTACGCTGCGTTTCAACACCGATGTTGCCCGCACCTTGCGACTGACTAAACGCTTCCAGTGCCAAGTAATCAGCTTCAACAGCGCCGTTGAACATCATGTGGAGATTACCCACATTCATGTCCACTTCGTTGTCAAACATTTTTTCGCGTGTGGCAACTAATTCCGCAACCGTTGCGCCCCCACCCGTCAGAGTTTGGATAGTGGGTACGTCCTTATAAAGAGCGCACAAGTCTGTGTCAATCTTTGTCGCTAAGGCATACGCCGCAGGACGGATATGATCTTCAATAATCCGATCCTGAGTATAGGCAAGCTGCTGATCGCTAACCGCGAACCGAACTTCCTGCCAAGAATCAAGCGTCATAGCCACGGTTTCCGTGATAACGCTCTGCGCCGCAGAAGAAGGAGCGGCCTGCGCCGTAAATGTGGACGGCTTACGAATGTTAATCGTATCGCCCTTACGGAAAGCCTTTCTCTCTTCATTATAACCCATGTAAACACGGTCAGCCATACCCAAAGCCTTCTCAAGCTGGATAAGAGCTTCTTGTGCATAAAAAATCGGATTATACGCGCCTAAAACATTTGTACCTACTGCCGCCATTTTTAAGACCTCTTTCTAATCAAGGTAGTTAACTACTGAGGAGACTTCCCATCCCAAGGAGTCTCACCGATCATCTGAAGAGGTCTACCCGACTTCTCCGCCGCTTCCCTAGCTGCTTGATACACCGCAGGATCTTTCATATCC